AATAAAATTTCAGGTGAATATTCTATATCAGCTGTGTTATTCATTAGGTTTTTATAATAGTTTTTGTCACTTATGTCAAAATCTGAGTATAAAGTGTTTCTAATAGTTCTATAGCTTATTTGATCATTAATTAACATTGTTAATTGATTAATAAATAATGCAGCCATATCCTGGTATTTTTCGCTCATATTAGCATAATTTGACAAAACTTTTAATGTGTCATCAAAACTATATAAATTGAACTCAATAGATTCATGGAGATTTATTCGAATGTATAAATCATTTTCTCTTAACTTATATGTGATGTTTGGATCAATTAAGTTTTTTTGTTTTTCCACAATTATATTAAACAAATAATTTAATTTAGACATTTCAATATTGTTTTGTTTCATTTTTTGATTGAGTGTTTCATTTAAATCTTTAAATAATTCTGAACTTTCTTCTGTTTTTTTTCCATAAATTATATCATAAAAAAATTTTTTAATTGCTGTTACAATAGCATTAATTAATTCAAATATAGTTATAATTTTTTGTTTCCCTATAAAACCACCAACTTCATTTTTCATTAAATTAACCACTACTATGGTTATTAGCTTAGCAATTTTATTTTGTGACACATACAACCTATTTGTAGATCTGATTAAAAGAAAATGAGCTCCAGCACCTGTACAATGTATATAATGATCATGTACTGAAATTTCGACAGTTATATTACTAATTAAAACTGGAATTATTATCAAATATTTCTCTTTTTCATTTGAGTATATCCCATTGTTTTTTTTAATTGCGCTTTTCAGTTCGTCATCATTAAAATTTGGTATCACATAGTTATCATCAGCAATTAATTTATGGGTTGTGATCAAATCAATAATTTCCTGTTTTTCTTTCATGAATTTAGTAGCATTTGGTTCATCATCCGCATCATTTAAATTTTTAAGAATGTCTTCCAATTCTTCTTCCCATGTTTTGACCACAAATTCATGCCATTTGCCATCACTATATGTGTAGGCTTTGTCTTTTGACAAAAATTGATTTTTACACCATTCAACAAAAGAATTAAAGTAATTTTTAATTGAAATGAATACTTTTTTGATTAAATCACCAAAATTTTTGAAAGGTTTTTTCAATTTTTCAAATTTTAATATTAGGAATTGTATGAAATCATATAATTTGTAAGCCCCGCCAGATTCAAAATTGTCTTTTTTTCCTTGACTATTTTTAGAATTTAAAATATTGTCCAAGCTGTCTTGGTGCAAACCATGCCTTTTGTTCTTTCTCTTCATATGATCTAACATATAATTTAGTGTGTGTTTTTCCACAAATTTGGCTAATGGAACATATCTAATATTATCTATCATAAATAATTGTTTGCATAATTCTTTATGGTTTAATTCAGTTGTTATATTGCAAGTTGGTTGTGAAACGATCGAATATTCTATTTGTCTAATTTGTGAGTCTGTTAAGATAGTATTATTACAGTAAGCTAAATACAATGTTTTGATATTGTTGAATCTCAACAAATTTGAATTGGCTATAAAGTAAGCTTTTGTTGAGTTTAAATTATTAATAACATCAACGTAAAGTTGTGGAGGCACATCTTCTTCACTGGCCAATTTGCGAATCATTGGTATCATGTAAGAATTAACAATGTTTAACCTATAATCAAATTGATGACCTTTGCTAGCTGTTTCTTTAAAAGTTTTAATGTATTCAGGAGTTAGTTTATCTTCTAATTCCTTTATTGTTGCTGTTTGTGGAATTGTTCCATAAGCCTTTTCATATTCTTTATCACTCATCTTTTGTTTTCCTTTATTTTGGCTGTTATTACTATTTGAATTTTCTGAGTCATTACTGTTATTTCCTTCTTTATCATCATTTTGATTCAAAGGAATGTCGGTTTTTTTTCCATTTTCATTTGAATTGTCATTTTGTTTCGTGTTAGGATTAAAATCGCTCTGATCATTAAAAGATTGTTTGTGATAAAATGATTGGCTTTTATTACTGAAAAATTTATCCAAGTTTATGTCTATGTCAGATAAATCAGCTTGTAATTTATCATAAAAATATTTCAAAACTAAACCTATTACAGCCACATTACTAATACCTAACAATAAAGCTAATAAAGATCCTGCACTTTCATCTTCAAAAACTTTTTGTAGTTCCAAATTAATCATATTTTCCATTCTTAAATAAAGAATATCTTTACAAATATTGGCATCATCTAAAATAATATAATCGGCTAATATGTCAAGATATAATTTAGCATTTATAGAAAGTAATGTAATATGATCTATTAATTTTTTGAGTTGAGTGTTTTTATTGGTTGTGATTAAATATTCATAAGAATAACCAACATGTGATTTGTTTATAGTACAATTGTATTTTAAACTCAAACTTATGATAATTTCAAATATTTTGTCTGAAATTATTCTACTGTCATTAATAACATGATAATTTAAAATTTCAGTTCCATCTTCATTCACCAATAATATTGAATTACGTAAGGGAAATTTAGTGTCTAATTTTTCTTTGATTTCACAAACTTCATAAAACAATATATTTTTTGATCTTGAATAATTTTTCATCATGTTTTCAAAAACTGAATCATGTGCAAAATAATTTCCTTCACTAATTTTATACAAAATTTTATTTTCTGAATTGAAATGATTAACAAACAAAGTTTCTGAAATAACGACTAATCTTAATGAAAAATTTAAATTATTGTTATGATAATATATATTTAAAGGTTTTTTAGGTAATAATTTATACAATATTTCTGAATAAAATTTAGCAGGCATTTCAATACAAACTGTGTAAATTCCAGTTAGAGTTTGTTTAAATAATTTAAGAAAACTGTAAAGCATGTAATTGTTTTCTTTTAAATTATCAAAAAAATTTTTATTTATAAAAAATTTATAAAAGAAAAAACCACCTTGTTCACTACTTTCCCCATGTTTATGTTTTCCTGAAGTTGGGTCAATGTTATTTTTCTTACACCATTCATTGAATTGTTCTTCAAAATTTTTTTCAAAATCAGGATTTGTAGTTTCTTCTTCAAATGTTTCATCTTCAAAATATTCTTCAGTTTTGTTTTTTCCTTTGTCTTTTTTAATGTTTAAAGCTTTTAATATAGATATAATTATATTGTCAAAATAGTGAATGAAATCAGTTTCCAACAACAATTCCACAATTTTGATCAAAATTTCATTTATTTTGTTTACCATTGCTTCTGAACTGTTTTTTAAAAAATTAAATAATTTAATTAAAAATTCATAAACAAATTTTATCAATTTAACAAAAACATTTTCTGAATTTATATTTTCAAAATTAAATTTGAAATGTTCTTGAAAATAACCAAAATTAAATTGTTCTTCAAATGCTGTATACAAGTTTGATATTAAATCAGGTTTTATACCAGCATTTTCATTTAAATTAAAAGTTTTCCGATACTCACTAACATTTTGATAACCCAATTTATCATAACAATAACGAGTTGTTATTATTGTTAATCTTTTTTTATGTCTGGTGTAAGCTGTGTATTGAAATGATTTCTTCAAAATGTAGGAGTCAATATATGGAATGATCAAGCACACATTATCATAATCTGAACCTTGTGATTTTTCAATTGT